AGGTATGGGTCGCGATGAGAACCTGCACAAGAAGATTGGTGCAGGTTTTCGTAAGGCTTTTGAAGAGATGTCAAGTGAACATCCAAAAGATACGAAAGCTAAACTGAAAGATGCAAAGGCTGCTTTCAAGTCTTTTGCACAGTCAAGAGGTCTCAAGGCTGCTACTGCACCTAAGATGATGGGTGGTAACATGAAGACTGAAAAGTCCTCAGGTGAAGGCGTTCTGACTACAGGTCTGAACCTTGCACCACATGCCACATCTGGTCTGCACAACTTCGACACATGCCCTAACTCATCACACGAATGCCGTAAGAACTGTCTTGGTACAGAAGCAGGTGGCAATCGCCAGTATCCAGATGCGGCTATGTCAGCCAAGGTTCTTCGCACACACTTTATTGCTGCACATCCGGAACATGCTGCTCGCATTATCGACCACGAAATCACACAGCACAAGAAAGATGCCAAAAAGAAGGGCATGATTCCTGGTGTTCGTATGAATGTGACTTCTGACATTTCATGGGAGCATCATGCACCAAAAATGTTCGAGCGTCATAAAGATGTTCAATTCTATGATTATACCAAACTACACAATAGAGTTCTTCGTTCTCTTGCACCAAAAAAGCCTGACAGCCATTTCAACGAAATGGGTCATCCAAGCAACTATCACCTAACACTCTCTCACACAGGCACAGGCCATGATGAGAGCAATGACAAAGCTGCATCGCAAGTGCTTAAGAAGGGTGGTGTTGTTGCTATGGTATTCCAGCGTGGTAAGAAGAAGGGTGGTCTGCCAACTCATGTTACTGATCATGAAACTGGTCATAAGTATCCTGTTGTCAATGGTGACGATGACGATAATACATTCGACCGTCATACAACTGTTGGTCGTCACGAAGGTAAACCACATCAAGGTGTTATCTCAGGTCTTATGCTCAAGGGTGTTAAGAATGAGGCTGCCGGTCATTTTGCGAATGCCGTAGATGAAGGCGGTGAAGCACATATCAATAAGCCAAAGGCTGTATCAGAAGCAATCGACAAGATGATTGCCTTCCGTCAGAAGATTGACGCAAAGCGCCTTGCACCAACTCGCTCTGGTTCAAAGGGTGGTGATGCAAGTGGTAATGGTGATGGCGGCGGTGGTGGTGATGGAGGTAACGGTCAGTGAAGACCTTCAAACAATATCTTTCAGAGATGGCCTCGTCTGTTGAAGATGAGGCTCTTGGTCATCTTACTCATGTCAAGGATATTCCTCACGAAGATCCTAAGTTCACAGGTCTTTCACACGAACTGCTGACGAAGTTTCATCAACACAGAATGGGAAACACACCAGAAGGTTTTGGTGCAACTCTAAAGCATGATGGTGGTGCATCCGTTCTTATCAAGCATGATGCAAAAGGTATTGCTGTCACAGACAAACACCGTGAAAAGCGTGGTGTTGAAGCAAGAACCGAGGCTGACATTGATACACATTTTGGTCATGCACCAGGTTATGCTGCTGGTCTAAAACACCTACTCAAGCACGGTCATGAATTGGTGAAGAAGGGAAGAAAAGTTCAAGGCGATCTTCTATTCACACCAGGAGATGGTACATCAGAAGTTCATGGTGAACACACCCACTATACACCAAACAGAATTACAGGCAAAGCAAGAACAAAAGCCCCAATTGGTCTGGCTGTTCACAGTGAAGTTACCAAAGGTGTTGCTCACGGTCTTTCAAAAGGTGCCATCAAGAAGACACCGAATATCTTTGTTCCTGAGCATGACTACAGCAAGCCAAATCCTTCTACATATTCTAAAGAAGATCGTGAAGCTGTTGAACACCATCTTGCCAAAGCAAAAGAATTGATAGATAATCATACAAGTGAACATCTAACGCCGGAACATATCCAACATTTCACAATCTACAATAATCGCACAACTCGCGCTGGTACAGCACCAACAACATCAGGTTACATCAAGCATCTTGAAGGTGAACGTGACAAGGCTGCTGGTAAGTTGAAGACGGAAGCGGGAAGACAAAGAGTTCATGCAAAGTTCGGATCACTTATTCAGCATGTGTATAATCATGCGCCACATTTTGACCGTTCTATTGCTATCAGACGCCACTTAGAACAGGCCTCAGAGCATGTATTAAGAGGTGTTGAACATCCAGATATCAGAACATCTATTGATGGTAAGAAGTCACCAGGCGAAGGTGTGGTGCTTCAACAGAAAGATGCCAAGGGTAGAATGAGACCTGTAGGCAAGATTGTTCCAAAGGCTGTATCAAAGGCTCTTCTGAATAATCCTAGATTTGGTAGAGGTGAATTGACCGAAAGCGTCATTAGAATTATGAGGAAGAGAAGTGAAGATATTTCAGCGCGTAGAGGGATTGCCTGAGTTGCAGTCCCTTCCCACCGAAGAAGTCGGTGGTAAAAGATATTATGTGACACCAAACGGTAACAAACTTCCTTCAGTTACTACCGTTCTAGGCCATTTCAAGAAAGATAAGATCAATGAATGGCGAAACAGAGTTGGTCACGAAGAGGCACAAAAGATTTCCACCCGTGCATCAGTCCGAGGCACGAAATTCCACAACATGCTCGAAAAATATGTCAGCAATGAACACTCAATGTTGTTTGAGAATGTTATGCCTGATATGAAACAAGCCTTTCACGATATCAAACCCACACTTGACAGGATCGACAATATACATTATATTGAGAGTCCACTTTGGTCAGAGAAGTTAGGTCTTGCAGGAAGAACTGATGTTATCGGTGAGTTTGATGGCACTCTTTCTATCATTGACTTCAAGACTTCTCTGAAAGAAAAGAAAGAAGAATGGATTGACAACTACTTTGAACAAGGAACGGCCTACTCTCTCATGTATAAAGAAAGAGTTGGTACTCCTATTAAACAAGTTGTTATCATCATATCGGTAGACAATAGACCTGAGCCACAAATATTCCTGAAGAATACTGACGATTATGTAGATTCTTTGATCAGAAAGATTTGGCTCTACAAAAAGGAACACGCACATGTTTGTTGATCTTTGGGTTTTCGGTATCTTTGCAATTCTGTTTGGTGTCTGTGCAGTATGGAATCGCATGAGAGGTATCACGCAAGGTATTGAGGCCACATTAGACAAGTTAGAGTCCGATAAGATTATTGAAATCATTAACGACGAAGTTATCCCATATCGCCGTGATCTTTATAAGACCGCTCGTAAGAGAAGAAAGAGTGCTTGACTTTTCAAACATAATATGCTATAAATAAAGATGCTGAGGTCGTTGAGGCGTATAGAATAAACGGATCGGACGCGGGGGCAGTACCCGCCCACTCCACCATAGATACATCGGACCACAATAGCGGGGTAGCTACCGCTCATACAACATAGCAAAAGAGTTTGGTCACTCTTTCGGTGTATCTCTGATGGGGTGGAAATAGGATCGACGGACGTAATAAAGGTACGAAGAGACCAAAAGCAAACGTTAGATGCAAACGATAATGCACCAGTAGCTCTAGCCCGCGCGGCTTGAGCATGAGCTTCGGGGATGAGCTTGGAAACAGAATCATCCTCACTCATTCTTTGCGTAAGATTGGCCCTGTTTAATACGCATCGTAGAATTAACAGGCTAGACGGTACTCCGTGTCACCGTTACCTAAAACCTAAACACGGTACTCACACAAACACAGAGGCTATATTATGTCAAAAACTCCTTTTGAAATCCGACTAGAACTCCTTCAACTCGCCAACGGCATTCTCAATGATGCAAACTGGGCCGAACGCAATCGTGTGGAAAACGATTGGAACACTCAGCGCGAAATGGTTATGAAAGCCTATGACTCCGGTGCTGACATTGATTGCCCACCTGCTCCTATTGTTCCTGTTGTTCAAGAAGATGAAATCATTCGTCTTGCTAGAAAGTTGAATGAGTTTGTCTCTCATGGCTAACAAAGAAGAAATTACCACATTCTCTCTGACCATCGAAAAGTTGGCCAGAGATAAAAACACATCCTATATGGATGCAATCATACTCTATTGCGAACAGACTGGCTTTGAAGTTGAAGTGGCTGCTAAACTTATCTCAGGCACACTCAAGTCAAAGATCAAGATGGAAGCGGAAGAGTTGAACTTTCTTCCTAAATCTAACACGACGAAGTTACCGCTATGAGTAGTGTTCATATCCCCGCTTCAGTAAGATTTCTTCATGACTTGCAAAAGTATGCCGATTTTATCAAAGAGTATCATCGTATTGAAATGATATGGCATCACGATCTTGCTAGAGATGAACTAATCATCACCATGTCTAGAGATGGTATGATTGTAAGAAAAAACCTGTCAAGATTTGAGATTGAAGATGAACTTTATATGTCAATCTTGGTGAATATGATTGATCGTCTAGATAAAACAACGCCTGTGGAGGATGTTATTATGCCCGTAGATGCCAGTTCTTTCAGAGATGTGGTTGCAGAAGGTCTCGAAAAACTGAAAGAAGATGCAGCCGCACAAATTCTCAGCAATAATTATGGCGTCTATAATCCAAACCAACCTATTCGTGGTGCAATCGGTGCACCAATCTGGATTGATGACACATCAACAAGTATCAGTGTTGGTAGCGGTGGCAGCGGTGGTGGTTGGCCTTTATCTATGAGTTATCCGGATTCGAATAAGATAATCGGTGACTTACATAAATGGGCACAAGAAAATGGAGACAGTCTGAAGCAATTCACTCAAGATGATTTGAAGAAGATTGCCTATCTCAAAGAGGCGGGCAACACTGTGATGGACAACATGTATAGAAGTATCGTCGCACCAAATCAGATTACATTGGATAATAATCCTAATATTGTGTTTGCGGGTGGTGCTTTCACTTCATTGTATCATGATGAGATGGTCAAAGATTATGATGTCTTTATTCTCAATGATCCTGATACAAGACGAGTCTTTTTCGATTCTATTGAAACCGCAAAGAAGATTAACCCTGATCGGTTCCAAGAGTCAGACCTCAACTATCTGAACAATGGTAGCGTCAAGAATATACATAGAGTAACACTTGACAAGATGACAAAGGTGCAGTATATTGTTACCACATACAAGACACGCAAAGAGTTGCTGGATAGTTTTGATGCCGAACATGCCTGTATATCTTATCAAGCAGGTAAACTCTATGTCAGCCCATTGTCATTCGATTGTATCAAGCGTAAGATCATAAAGGCTCACAACGGTAACAGTATTGCAGTCTGGCGCCATGATAAGTTTCTAAAGAAAGGTTTTAAGGGTGAGATTGACCTCGTTTGATACTTACGTTTTGTTCCTGTCGATGAAGAACCACTTCACACAGGAGAAGTATGACTATTTCAAATACAAAGGCAAGATCAAGAACATCTCAAAAGAAAACTTTGCAATCAACAAAGATAGATTTCTCTATCAACGTCTTTGCAGGCAATATGATGACAAGGCCATCCATGATTTCTTCGTGGCTAACTTTGTCAAGGGTAAGGTGTGGGTCAGAGACTTCTTGGAAGAAGAAGCCCGTGATGATTACATGGCATATCTTAAACGAAAACAATCTCTGACCTATACCTTCACGAATGATCTAGACAAACTCTTTTCAAACTATTCACCAGATAAGGCCTTTCGTGTGAAGAACGGAATGCCACCTATTCTTAATGCTGTCATGTGTGGTACTGTATCACCAGAAACATTCACAATTCTGGACAGGTTTCTACAGTTGAGTGAGATATATGACCAGCAACTTCGTGATGATTTCATTTGGTCAAAGTACCGACTATTATCAAAGAAGTTCTATCCTTTCCTTGACTATGATAAGGATAGAATGAAGAGCATACTGAAGGAGAAAATCAATGAGTATAGACTTCCCTCAGAAAGACATGAAAAGAGCCGCACGCCGCAAAGCGAAGGCACTCAGATACAAGCAGGCTAAAGAAGTAGCCCACAATATGTGGCCAGGTATTCCACACGACGAAGAGTGGGAAGAACAATGGGCCAAGAGACACGCCGACAACATGAAAGCTTGCAGTTGTTGGATGTGTGGTAACCCTCGCAAGCAGTTTCACAAGGAAACACTCCAAGAAAAAAAGTTCAAGGAGTCTCCTTGGTGCGACTAAATAGGTTGACAGAGCGAGATCGTTCTGTTATTATTCATACATCGTTTATACATCGTACATACGGAGAAAACACATGTCAAATTTTGCAACCCTCAAGAAGTCCTCTTCTACCCTCGACCGTCTCACCAAAGAAATCGAAAAGGCTAACGCACCCGCTGAAACCAGCAAGAAGGGTGATGATCGCTTTTGGAAGCTCGAACGTGATAAGTCAGGCAATGGTTCTGCGGTCATCCGCTTCCTTCCTACCTCTGCTGTTGATGGTGAAGATGGCTTGCCTTGGGTTCGTATCTTCGATCACGGCTTCAAGGGACCAACTGGTAAGTGGTACATTGAAAACTCTCTGACTACCATCAGCCAGAAAGATCCTGTGAGTGAATACAACAGCCAGTTGTGGAACTCTACAGACAACGATCAGTCACCTGCTCGTAAGCAAGCCCGTGATCAGAAGCGCCGTCTTCATTATGTCTCAAACATCTATGTGGTCTCTGACCCAAAGAATCCTGAGAATGAAGGCAAGGTCTTCCTGTTTAAGTATGGCAAGAAGATTTTCGATAAGATCACCATGGCTATGAACCCTGAGTTTGAAGGTGATGAGCCTTTGAACCCATTCGATCTTTGGAATGGTGCTAACTTCAAGATCCGCATTCGCACAGTTGATCAGTATCCTAACTATGATCAGTCTGTGTTTGATGCAGCAAAGCCTCTTAGCAGCGATGATGCTGAACTTGAAGCAATCTGGAAGAAAGAATACTCACTGAAGGAGTTTCTTGCTCCTTCTAACTTCAAGACTTATGATGAACTCAAGAAGCGCCTTGATGAAGTCCTTGGTCTTGATGGTGATGCACCACAAATGCAGTCACGCCCAACTGAGTCTTTTCAAAAGGCTGCAATGAACACTACACCTGTTCGTAAGGCTGTTGAAGAGGAACTTCCTGCATATGATACTGAAGATGATGATGAAGAACTGAAGGCCTTTAAGAATATGGCCCTTGGTTAATGTGAGAAGAGAAGGGGGCGAAAGCCCCCTTTTTTTATACCATGTTTGCAGCGCCGAAGTCGAAGTTGCCGCCAAGAGCATTATCACCTGCATTTTGAAATCTAGCTCTTGCAACTGCTCTCTCGAAACTTGGCGACTTGAATACTTTCTCTGTGGCATTCACAGAAGCGTCTAGTGAGTTATAACCTTCACCTGAATTTGTGTAAGTAGGCATCACAGGGTTTACAGGCTGAGTTTGTTCAGGTACATTATTCTGTTGCACAATAACTTCTGGTGATTTCTGAGGCTCTGGCCCAATCTCATTTGGATTATTCTTATATCCTTTTGAACCACTATTCACTTCTACATTGCCTGTATTAGGGTCAAATCTCATTTCTTCTTTTGAGTTCATCGTAAAGGCTGGCTTACCCTGATCATCAAAGGCAATCATATTATCTCTTCTGAGTTTATTCTTGTCCAGCTGATAAACATTCAGACTATCACTATCAACATTCATATCACCACCATCAGGCATAGATGGTACTTCCTCTACAGTTGGTGTAGAAATAACGTTGTGTTGTGCCAGTCTACCATATGCTCTAGATGAGAAGTGAACACCATCAGCCTCATCGGCTGTAAATGATCTGTTGCTTCTATATGTCAATCCACTTTCTTGTGCTGACTGTCTCATAATGGCATCAATCTGTTCTGAATTTGAATCCCATCTTTTTGATGATCTAGCCGGTCCGTGAATACTAACGTTGAAACCGTTTTCATCAGCCATCTTTTTAATACGGGCCATTTGTTCTGCATATAGTTTAGGATCAATGATACCACCAGCAGCATCATTTGTGCCGCCGTAAATCTGAACGGTTGCACCTCTGGGTACATTTCTCAGCTGATCTAACATAGTTGGATCGGTAAATCTTTTACCACTAACAGCCAAACTATTGGCTCTTGATGCACTAGCCACACCTTGACCAATACTATCACCAGCAATATACAGATTTGGATTTCTTTCTCTTGCAGAGACCACTGATACAGATGGTTCTGATGTTCTTCTACCTTCTAGAATAGTTGCAAGTTGTTGCTCTTGTTGACCTCTTGTTCTTGCAATGATTGCTTCTCTTACTTGATCATCTGTTGCTTCTGTGCCAAAGTTATAGCTGCGAGTTGCCGCATAGGCATTTGCAACTTCATTACGACTGCTGGCAGTTCTGCCTATGATGTTTTGTGTTCTTTCAAGAGGTCTTTCAAATTCATTTACAAGATCAGCAGTTACAGCGCCTATATTATCTCTGTTTGCATTTCTCAGTGCGGATGCGCTTTTTGGAAATTTACCAGAAAATGCTTCTGTGACCATATAGCGAGCTTGACCTTCTGCGCTATTTCTATCATAGCCATTAGCATCAAGCCACTTGAACATATCTGTTTTTCTACCTTGGCCTGGTTTTGGATCGCGAGCACCGTATATGCCATATCCTGTATAATCACCTATTGATCTTTCATAGTCATGTTTAGCTGTAGGGTTAAATCCACTTTCAGCTTGTACCTGACCTGATAAGGCTGCCACAGCATAAGGTACATTTTCTTCTGGTACACCTTTTTTTCTTAGTTCATCAGCAAAGGCTCTCTGAATTACTTCTTTGTTAGTTTTACCGGTAATCAGATTCTTTCTAGCGACCTCAATCTCACTCTGAGAAGGATCAATTTCTGACATCTTAAAGCTTTGTTTACCAGACTCATCGGTGATCTTTTCAATGCCAGCTTTTTTGAGGTCATCTACAGGTATGTCTTTCAAAAAGGCCACACGAGGATCGTCTATAGAAATTTTACCTTTCTTTAGATCATCATAAGCAGCCTTTTGTTCAGATGATAGGGCTGCTATCTTCTGCTGCACAGCCGGATTTGAATTACCACCACCCAAATCTCTCTTCAAACCTGTTCCGAGTTTGTCACCTTTATCATCTGTCTGTCTATTCTGCCAGCCACCAGTTGTTAGACTTTGCAGCTTTCGATTATAGCGATTGTCTGTACCAGGGCTATATGGAAAAAGGTCAGACAATTCAACAGGTGTAAAATTAGAACTAGAAAGTAATGATCTACCTTCTACCGTATCAAGGAGTTGAAAGCGTCTTGATACATTAAGGTTCATCAGCTTTTGATAATCAATCGTTAGATTCTGGAATCTATTGTCTTTAGTTCTTGCCATTTACTTTCTTCTTGCTGCGGCCATCTGATCACGGCGCTGTTCATCTACCTTCTTGATATGCTCTTTCAGCATGTCGAGATATATAAATCTCTCCCAAGGCATCATTTCTTCTAGCTCATTCAGGCTATATTTGTGATGCTGCATCATGGCAAAATTAGTCTTAAAAAAGTTTGTCAGCTTGTCATAGCTAAACATCATTGAAAAAAACTTGAGAAGTCTCGGTACTCCTTTCTGTGCTTCGTCTTGCACTTTGGGCATTCCGTGTCGATATCGACTACGAAATAAGGAAAGTTATCTATAAAAGCCTCAAGCTTTGAATACTGGTTCTCAGATAGATTTTCAATGAACTCTACTAACTCTTTCTTCGTCACATCTTTCAGTGTATAGATGTCATCACCTTTCTGTATCATCTCAATACAAGATGCGATGATCTTAATCTTTCTGTCAAAGACATCTTCACCAACTTCAATGATCTTCATGATCGAATAGTTTGGATATTTCATCTTGACAAATGTACCACCACCAAGGTTTACGTTTGTCTCAATCGTATCATTCTTTACAATACGGCAATTAGTAAGGTCTAATTCACCTTCATAGACATGCCCGCATTTCTTGTCATCAATTACAGCGTTACATGTAAACTCTAATGCTATCGACTCACCAACAGACTTGGCTCTGAGTGCGATGAAGAGAAAGTCAACATCAAAGAATGGTAACTTCTCAACATCAATGCCTTCGGTCAATACACAGTTGTTGATCACCTGCTTTGTTGTATTAACAATCTCATTTACATCATTTGACTCGGCCGCAATAAGCAGCATTTTCTCTTCTTTGACCTTAAACGGGCGAACTTTGATTTCTTGCCCAGTAGAAGGAATCTTCAAGTCATAGATAGGTAAATCTATCTTTGGTAAACTCATAATAATAACCTCTCATAATATTAGTAAAGATCAGTGCTGATAAATGTATATGAACCGTTTGCATCCATAGAAGGTGTTGGATCTAGACCAGGTCTCAACCACGTTGTATATGTGAATGTGACGCCAAGGCGAAGAAACTGGTCGTCAGCCCATGTCACAGGTTGTGGATTGACCAAAATTGGCCATGCGTCTTTTAGTGTGAAAGCATATACGGGATCAGATGATCCATACCCAAAGCTATCATACTCGCTATATTGAAAAATGTCAATATCACAGGCATAGTCATCACGGTAGTTGAAGTCAAAGTTATTGACAGGGTTGATTACGTCCATCCAGTCATCAAATAGCTGACGCTCAAGGCTTGCTGATCTGCAAAGGAATGTCAGTGTAATGTCTTCGTAGGTTGTCTTGAATGGCATCTTGAAGTTGGGACCATAATATCGTAGGTCGATACTCTCGAACCCTCTACCAGGAAACTCTGCAACTTCGCAAAGATAGATCAGGTCTTGAAACAAGCCATAATAGCTCTTGAGTGGGTTATTAATACCTGTCGGTAGTATTCTGACAACATATCTACACGACTTGGCCAGAGAACCAAAGTCATCTGATACCGACTTGAACGTTTCTAAGTCTAGTGCGCGAGGTGCGTTTTGACCTTCTGTGAATGCCATTGTTTTACCTTTATTGGTTTACTTCGAACTGAGCAACAGGCAGATTGATGGCTCTTTCCCATTCTTCTGGTGTCATCTCAATAAACTTGCTACGAACTTGTGAAAACAGATATCGCTTGATACAAGGTCTGGTCAACGAAGCCAGCCTCTTTGTTCCTTGTAGCAGATCATAGGACAACTTCAGTCTGGTATTTGGAGTTAATTTGGAACTGGTACGGAACTCACTGAGCTTGGCCAGGAGAGATGAACGTTCGCCAGGGCTGAGATAGTGGAGGTTCAAACCAAGAAAACCATTATTATATGGTTCTATTGGAAAGACCAACGGAAATCTATCATACATAGGCAAGGTATCTTTGTGCTTCGGATCATAGATGAAGAAATACATTTTACCTATGACCGCACCATCTCTGCCACGTTCATCATTCTTGACAATGTTCTTTCGATAGCCAGCCGCAGAGCGAGCCTTGCCAATGAACCAGTCTGTTGCTTCTTTTTCTTTGTCTGCCATTCCAGTATTTATTTGATTCCTAGGTGGTCTTCGGTCAGCAATTTGAACTCCCAACCACGATCTTCACAGAAGTCTTGAGCGGCCGCCCACTTAGCCTGATTTACACCCCATGTGGTGACCTCATTGATATAGGCCTTGGTGATCTTCTTCTTTTTCTGCGGTTCTTTGGTCTGAGCCTTTGGTTTGACCTCTAGCATCATGGTCTTGGTAGTACCATCTGGTCTGACCACCTTCACGATAAAGTCAGGGAAGTACCGATGATACCTCCCATCTACAGGCGAGATATATGGTATGGCCACCTCTTCCGAGCGCCACTCGACCACATTCACATTCTCGTCTAAATACTTCATCACCCTCAATTCCCATAAAGAACGATAGATGATACCCGTAGGATCACCACCATATTTCTTTGGGTTCTTGGGAGAAAATCGTCCTTTGTATGCCATATAAATATGTATGCAACAAACCAGGATAATAATAAATGCCAGCAGTAACACCAGGACCATCAGCAGGTACAGAAACCGACGAACTCTTTGCCTTTCAGAGTAGACCTACACCAGGTGTCGTGCGCGATAGAGTGCCTGGATTTGTTGAATTACCAGAATCACCAGCCACAGCACTACAGAGAAGACTGAATAGCTCCTCTCGAACAGGCTATCTCAATCCAAATTCAAATTCACAGGCCATAGACAGATTTAATAGATATCTTGGTTTTGATAACAAGTATGATTATAATTATAGAGTATTTCCAGAAAATCTAGGTTCTGAAGAAAGCGCACATTATATGGTGATCAACATCAATGTGCCGGTAAACTCTGAAGGTAAAGCAAGAACAAATGCTGGTTTTGGCC